AATTTACTGGAGCTGATTTTGATTCGGCATATTGGTTAGTAATGTTGCAAAATTAATTATGATAGTAGCTGTAGTAAATAAATCAGATAATGCACTTCCTGAATATGAAACACCGGGAAGTGCTGGTTTAGATATTCGATGTACCCATGCGTTTGCGATTGATCCCGGAGGCCGTGCATTAGTTCCTACCGGTTTGTTTGTAGAAATACCAAAAGGATATGAAATACAAGTAAGACCCCGAAGCGGATTAGCATTAAAACATGGCATTACAGTATTGAATACTCCAGGAACAATTGATGCAGATTATCGAGGCGAGGTTGGAGTAATTTTGATTAATCACGGTCCTAGATCCGTTGAATTTGAAAAAGGTGATCGTATCGCACAATTGGTTCTATGCAAAGTGGAACATATTGAATGGTTGCCAACTGGTGCATTAACTGGAACCAAGCGAGGCGAAAAAGGATTTGGATCAACAGGAGGAAAATAATTATTTATGTTTAATACACAAGAAAACACACTTTGGGTTGAATCTTTTCGACCAGACACATTAGAAGGATACATTGGAAATGAACACATCATTGAAAAGGTTAGTATTTTTATTAATAACGGTGACGTACCTCATTTGTTGTTTTATGGTACCGCAGGCACTGGAAAGACTACGTTGGCAAAAATCATCGCCAATAGTGTGGACGCCGATGTTATGTATATAAACGCATCAGATGAAAACTCAGTAGATGCCGTTAGAGATAAAATTAAACGTTATGCATCGACAGTTGGATTTAGAAGATGGAAAATTATCATATTGGATGAGGCTGATTATTTAACGCCGAATGCACAAGCAGCATTGCGTAATTTGATGGAAACGTATAGCAAAACAACAAGATTTATTTTAACATGTAATTATGTTGAAAAGATAATCGATCCTATTCAATCTCGTTGTCAGACATTTGCTATAACTCCTCCTAATAAAACAGATGTAGCAAAACGTTTAGTATCAGTATTAGAAGAAAAAGGCGTTGAATATGATATTAAAGATGTTGCAGCTATCATTAATGCATCATATCCGGATATTCGTCGTGCAATTAATGCAGCACAAAGTTTGGTAGTTTTTTATATGACAATTTAGATGAATTTGCACATGGACATATTGCATCTAGCATTTTGATTATTGCGGAAGCACAATTCAAAGATGCTTCGGTAGTTGACAAAGAAATCAACATAATGGCAATGTTTATAAATCTATTAGGAGAAATATGAGTAAATTAAATGTTAATATCGGTCCAGACGATATGCAGCCGATAACGTGCAAAGAATGTGACGGAATGTATTTTCGTCAAGTAATGGCTATCAACAAAGTATCTAAATTTTTAACGGGTGGTGACAAAGACACTATGGTACCTATTCCTGTGTTTAGATGTGATGATTGCGGGTCTATTCCAGAAGAATTTCAACCAGTTAAAATGAAAACGAAATAATGTCAATTTCTTATCATAAATCGGATGTTACTATTGTTTTTAAGACTTCTAATAGAAGTAACGCTAAAACAAAAATGAAAACGATCCGTAACAAAAGCATTGATGATGTTTTAGAAAGAAAAATTCCCGGAATACCTGATACTGCAGTTATTTTGGAAATAGGCATCGGTGAACGATTTGAACAACAATGGAAAACTAAATATAAATTATAATGGCAGAAGAAAAGAAGGGTGCAAGTATTTTTGATTTTATTGATGGAGTTACTCACAAGAAAAAAGAATGGTCAAAATGGTCCGAAACAGATCAATCTAGATTCGCTCCGTATATTGTGAATAGATGGCTATCAATGCGGCAGGATCTAGTAGAAATCGTTAATGAGTTACAAACATATACAATAGGGTTATTGCGTCCGCGAGAAACATATCGCCTTTATCACGATTTATTGCCAACAAGCAAAGGATTTGCAAAATACATTAAAGGCAAAAAAGAAGATAAATATTCAGACAAATTGATTGAACAGATTGCAGAACATTATCATGTTAGCAAATCGGAAGCAATCGACTACGCCGAATTATTAAATCAAGATCAATGCGCCCATCTTCTGTCACTTTACGGATACGCAGACAAAGAAATAAAAACAATGATTAAAGGAGTTAAGAAATGAGCATAAACACTCAGTCATTATTCGATGTTTAATTCTATAGATTTGGATCTTTCGAAATAATTTCATATATTTAATGTATGAAATCCGGAAACTATATCAATCCTGTATACAAGTTAGCATTACGCGATGCAACTTCTGTACCTAGAAAAATATCTTATTCACAATGGTCAATGTATGAAAAATGTCCACGATCTTGGAAACTTGCATACATTGATGGTCTTGCACCATTTCAATCCAGCATAGATACATGTTTTGGTACGGCATTTCACGAAACATTGCAACATTATTTAACAGTAATGTATACCGAGTCTGTTAAACGTGCAGATGCATTGGATTTTCGTAGCATCCTAACAAACAAACTTCGAGAAGAATACAAATATTGTGTTGAAGAATCTAACGGAGAACATTTCTCCAATCCTTTGCAAATGGCAGAATATTTAGAGGATGGAGTTGCTATTTTAGATTGGTTCAAGAAACGTCGCAAACAATACTTCTCTACAAAAGATTATGAATTGGTTGGCATTGAATTGGAACTTTGCGAACCAGCATCCGAAACAAATTCTTCAGTTTATTGGTATGGATTCATTGATTTGGTTATTCGACACATACCTACCAATACTATTCATATATACGACATCAAAACGAGCCGATCTGGTTGGAATAAATATCAAAAGTCAGATTCACTTAAAATGGCTCAATTGGTTGCTTATAAGAATTATTTTTCACGTCAATTTGGTATTCCTAAAGAAAACATAGTAGTTGAATTTTTTATTGTGAAACGCAAGTTGGTTGAAGAGTCAATGTTTCCGCAAAAACGCATACAATTGTTACGTCCAGCAGCTGGCACCGTTACGCAACGCAAAATTCAGAAACATATTGATAATTTCATTGATCATTGTTTTGACGCAGAAGGCAATAAATTAGCAGAACGACAATATGAAGCCGTTTCTGGTAAAGGTGATAAGAATTGTAAATATTGTCCGTTTAAAACTGATTACACAAATTGTCCTAAAGAAAATAGGATTCGTATTGATAAATCATTATAATATAGTATGATTCAGTTTACACATAAACATAAGTATGTATATAAATTTGAACTTCAGAAACGTGCACCGTTTGTGGGTTGGGAGAAAATGGAGTATATACTATTAACTAATCATGATGATCCAAACAGCAAAGATAATCGAGCATTGTTAGAAAGTGCATTACGAATTGCATACGGATATCAGCCAAAAGGTGTTAAATTTTCATACGAGAAAACAACATGATAAAAGTAGCAATAATTGGAAATACGGGGTGGCAGAATAAACGCAAAGTGCAAGAAACATTGCAATTGCTAAAACGTAAATTTCCAGATTCAGATGAATTGGTAATCATTGGCGCCGGTGGTAATGAAGGTGTCAACAGCATGGTTAGAAAATTTGCATTGGAATTCGGAATGAGGTATCATGAATACAATCCTTCGTTTTCCGGATACAATTTATACTCAGCAATGCCAGAATCATATTACGGCAAAGCATACCATTTCAGTCAACTACATCATCGTATGAAGCTAATTGCGGAACAATGTGACTACATGATGATATTAACTAATGAAGAAGAATTAGATCCAGTACTTAAAACTGCATATACAAACATAAACAAGTTAAAAAAACCGGTAGTTATACTAGGTTAATATTTATAATAAAGTTATAAGGAATAATAAATGGAATTACCAAAGTTACAAAAATTTGATCCAAACAAGCCTAAGAAAAAGAAAATTTTATTGTTATCTGATGATTTTCGACTTCCATCTGGTATTGGTACAATTAGCAAAGAAATTATCTACAATACGATTAAAGAATTTGATTGGGTGCAATTGGGTGCAGCAATTAATCATCCCGATGCAGGAAAAGCATTTGATTTATCTCAAGAAGTATCAAAAGAAACGGGAGTTCAAGATGTTTCGGTAAAATTGATTCCGTGGAACGGATATGGCGATAGAAACATTTTATTCGCAATATTGAATCAAGAACAACCAGATGCAATTCTTCATTTTACAGATCCAAGATATTGGGTTTGGTTGTATCAATTAGAACATGAAATAAAAACTACGTTCCGAGTTCCAATTACGTATTATTCAATTTGGGATGATTTACCATATCCAATGTGGAACGCTCCTTTTTACGGTAGTTGTGATATGATCATGGGCATTAGTAAGCAATCTGATAATATCCACAGAGAAGTACTTAAACAGAACGGATTTGGCGTTGTAGATTACGATAACGGAGTAGTTACAAAAAATTTAAAATGGAATCAGGTAGTTACTGGATTCGTACCGCACGGATTAAATCATAACACGTTTAAACCTATTCCGAAAGATGATTCTGTATATCAAACAATGCATGATAAAATTAAAACTACGAATGGAGTTGATTTTGTAGTATTTTGGAATAACAGAAACATCAGAAGAAAACAACCAGGAGATTTAATTATTGCATTCAAGCATTTTGTAGATCAACTTCCTGCAGAAAAACAAAGTCGCGTAGCATTACTAATGCATACCCAAGCAATTGACGAAAATGGAACGGATTTACGTGCGGTAGCCAAAACATTGGCACCTAATTGTAAAATATTGTTTTCGGAACAAAAATTAAATGCACAAGATTTAAATGCAATGTACAACGTTGCTGATGTTGTAGTAAACATTGGTAGCAACGAAGGTTGGGGACTTAGTTCAACAGAAGCAATGTTAACAGGTACGCCTATTATTAATAATGTTACCGGAGGATTGCAAGATCAATGCGGGTTTACGGATGAAAACGGAGAATGGATTCGATTCAATGGCGAATTTTCAACCAATCATAACGGTAAATACGCAGCGCATGGTAAATGGGCATATCCAGTATTTCCTAGCAACAGATCACTTCAAGGATCGCCACAAACTCCGTATATTTTTGATGACAGAGTGCGGTTTGAAGATGTATCTAAAGCAATCATGTATTGGTATAGCACCGATGCAGAACGACGCACAGAATGTGGTTTAGCTGGCAGAGAATTTTGTTTAAATAACGGATTAACTGCAGAATCAATGGGTAATAAAATGATTGAAATGTTTAACTATTTATTCAATGCTAACAAACAATCCAGAGCATTATACACCGTAACAAAAGTAGAACAACCAAAATACGAACAAACAGGAATAGTAGCATAATGAGAAAAGTAGTTATAGCGTCGCCGGTAGCGACACAATCAGGTTATGGTCATCATGCACGTGAAATCATAACTAATATCATAGAACAACGAGGAAAGGATTGGGATGTTAAATTAGTATCATTGCCATGGGGTGGAACTCCAATGACTTATCCAATTCCTGTGGATTGGCAATTAAGAATCATTCCGTTGCCTTTACAACATCAACCAGACATATGGATTCAAATTTCAGTACCAAATGAACTTCAAGCAGTAGGTAAATACAATATTGGAGTAACGGCAGGCACTGAAGGCGATATATGTCCGGAAAAATGGATTGACAATTTAAATGCAATGCAATTAGTAATTGTACCAAGCGAATTCACTAAAAAGACATTTGAAGATACGGCTCGACAAAAAAATAAATCGCTCAATACGAGAATTGAAGTAATTCCTGAATATTTTGACGAAACGGTATACAATAACACAAACATAACTACGGAAATTGCTGAATTAAATGATATCTCAGAATCATTTGCATTTTTAGCGGTAGGACATTGGTTGCAAGGTGTTATTGGTGAAGACAGAAAGAATTTAAGCGGATTGATTCATTGTTTTTTCAATACATATAAAAATACAAAAAACGCTCCTGCATTAATCATGAAAACGAGCGGTGCAACTTATAGCATTGTAGATCGCATGGAGATTGAAAATAAAATTGGACAAATCCGGGAGATGTTCGGAGACGCAAAACTTCCTAATGTGTATTTAATCCATGGAGAATTAACAGATGCAGAAATGAATGCCATGTATAATCATCCTAAAATTAAAGCTATGGTATCGTTTACTAAAGCAGAAGGATTCGGAAGACCATTATTAGAATTTGCAACAACCGGAAAACCAATTATTGCACCACATTATTCGGGTCAAGCAGATTTCTTGAAAAAAGATTTTATTTGTGCATTATTAGGTGGATTAACAAACATACATGATTCAGCAAAAAATGACTGGTTGATTAAGGAAGCTAAATGGTTTACTCCGGATTATGGATATGCTAGCAAAATGCTAAAAGATGTTCAAAAGAATTACAAGAAATATGCAGATTTAGCTAAACGTCAACGTTATTTTGTAAATTCCGAATTTACTAAAACTGCAATTGCGACAGTATATGAAAAAGTATTAAATATAGTAGATGGTTCATTAACATCGGTACCGCAACAAGTACAACTTCAACTTCCTAAATTGAAAAAAGCGGAAATGGAAATACCAAAAATTACATTGCCAAAATTGAAAAAAATAGAAGCATGAAAATAAGTTATGCAATTACAGTATGTAATGAGTTCATTGAAATTCAACGGCTCATTACATTTCTTTTAGAACACAAAAGACCACAAGATGAAATTGTAGTATTAGTTGATACAACAAAGGCAGTACCCGACTTAATATCCTACGTAGCTCATTGCGAAAGACTCTATGAAGGTCATATGACAACATGGAAAGATAAATTTAAAGGTAATTTTGCAGACTGGAAAAATAAACTAACGTCATATTGCAACGGAGATTATATTTACCTCGCGTTAATACAGTTGACGGATTAACACCAGAACACGTAACAAAGTGGGGTTGGAATGTAAATTCGGAAGGATGGGTGAATTGGCCCGATTATCAAACTCGAATTTATAAAAATGTTCCTGAGATTAAATGGGTGAACAAAGTACATGAACGACTCGAAGGACATAAACAATTTGCGTATCTTCCAATGGAAGAAGATTATTCTTTATATCATCCAAAGACAATTGAAAGACAAGTAAAACAAAACGAATATTACGATACATTATAATGGCAAATTTTTGGAGAATATACAACAATAAATTGTATGATATTGGGCAAACCGATCAATTAGGATTTCCAATATCAGATCCTTCTTATATTCCAGATGAATATTTAGAACAACAAAAATTTGTAATATTACGTACATGTTTTGGCATTGGCGATTGGGGAATTATAACAGCAATGCCTAGATTATTAAAACAAAAATATCCTAATTGTAAAGTATATATACCTACCGTATCTTTATTAGAACATTTATTTGGCACGCGTGATTTATTTGATAATACGTATTCAACTGTATTATCTTTATTTAATAACAATCCATATGTAGATGGAACAATTGATGAAGTACCCGGTGATATTTTTCATGATCATTATCGTATATATTCAGATAAATGTATAAATACTCCGTTATTAGAACAAATGTTAAAATTCTGGCAATTTACTGAAGATGAAATGATCGATTCTCAACCAGAGTTATACTGGTCGCCTGCAGAAATTAAAGCGGGTAACGAAATTATACAGTTATATACAAATAATAATGAATTTGGATCATTATTAATATCTAATAGATTTGGCACTCAATTTGGTAAACATGACGAATCGGCTTTATTAAACGATATTACTAAAATAACAAAAATTTTAAAATTAAATGAATATCCATATTTTTATTGGACATATATGCCTATTAATGAATTGCCATTTAATTTTATTAATAAAGCTTTAGATATGCGTAATATGTCATTACGCATGCAGTTATATATTAAAAGTAAATCTAAAATTAATATTGCAAATCAATGCGGCACTAATCATATAGTAGTTAGATACTCGGATACATATGAAGTTCAACGCCAACAAATATTAGGATTAAATTTTGTAAAAGATATACAGTACTTATGAATAAAATAGTTATATATACATCTATTTTTGGCGGGTATGATAATTTGCCAAATGTTAGTTTTAAACCTGAAAATTGTGATTTTATATGTTTTACTGATTCCGATATTCAATCTAACGGATGGAACATAATAAGAGTACCAGTTTTATATGAAGATCCGAATAGAAATGCTAAACGTTATAAAATATTACCACATAGATACTTATCCGAATATGATATTAGTATTTATATGGATGGAAATTTTGAAATTTGCGGAAATATCAATATATTAATTAATAAATACTTAAACGATGCTAATGTGGCATTTTTTGATCATAATCAACAAGAAACATATGATAGACGTAATTGTATATATCAAGAAGCTGATTTTATTATAAATTCCGGTATGCTTAATATGCAACGAAGTCCAGAACGAGGTAAATTAAATTTTAAAGATAATCCACATGTAATTCAACAACAAATGTTACGTTATAAAAATAAAAAATACCCGGAAGATGCAGGATTAATTGTAGGTGGAATTATTTTACGTAAACACAACGATATTGCATGTATCAATGTTATGGAGGAATGGTGGAATGAAATAAAATATTACAGTAAACGAGACCAGCTTAGTTTTAATTACGTAGCATGGAATCAAAATTTTAATTTTAATTATATTCCAGGTCAAACAAGAAACAATACATTTTTTTCATACAGAAAACATGATAATAAAAAATAATATTTATGATAAATATAACTAATATAATCAATTGGGCAATTGCAAATAATTTAAACTATAAAATTGGAAAAAATGTATCACTTAATGACGATATCGATTCTCCATGGAACATAGTCGAAGCATCTCAAAATCAAATATCTTTTATAGATAACGGCTGGCGCGATAATAATGCTGGTATCGTATTTTCAAAGGAATATCCTGATAATATTAATAACGTTGTTATTATAACAAATACTCCTAAGTTAGATTTTATAAAATGTATCAATGAATTTTTTAAACCAAATCCATGTAAAATATTTAAAGGCGATAATGTTATTATCGGAGAATATTGTTCAATAGGCAAAGATGGCTATCAATACATACTAGATGAAACTACAAACAAATTGATTAAATTTCCTCACTTTGGAAATATTATTCTTGAAGAAGATGTTGAGATTGGAAATAATGTATGTATCGCACGAGGAGCATTAAGTAATACTATATTACGTAAAGGTGTTAAAGTTGATAATTTAGTTCATATTGCACATAACGTAGATATTGGAGAAAATACACAAATTATTGCACATGCAATGATTGCTGGTAGTGTTAAAATAGGTAAAAATTGTTGGATATCTCCATCTAGTTGTATTAAAAATCAGTTAACAATTGGAGATAATGTACTTATAGGTATGGGTGCAGTTGTAATAAACAACGTAGATTCCAATTGTGTTATGATAGGAAATCCTGCAAAATTATTAAGGATGCAATGAAAAATTTTTCCTACAACGAATATGCATATATTATCAATTGGTTAAATACGCATTATACAATTAATAAATTTACTGATATTAACAAAGATTCTGATAATTTTTGCGTAATACGGCATGATGTGGAATTTTCTATAGATCGTGCATTGCGTTTAGCATTATTAGAAAATAAATTAGGTATATCTACTACATATCTATTTCAAATAAGAAATAATGTCTACAATGCATTGTCTGTAGATAATGTAAAAAAAATACGTAAAATTCATGAATTAGGACATGATATCGGATTGCATGTACATCGCGGGTTGCTAGAAGATTATAATACAATTGAAGACATGATCTGTACAGATATTGACATTTTATCAAAAATAACAGGAATAGATACACAAATTTTTAGTTTACATAGACCAACAATTGAATTATTAACAACTAATATAAAAATTGATGGTTTAATAAATACATATGATAAATTATATTTTCACTCATATGCAGATGCCGTCCCTCCTAAAAATTTAAATGTAAAATACATCGCCGATTCTAATCATATATGGAAATATGGATATCCTACTACGATTAATCATTCTAAATTACAATGCAATTTTCATCCATTTTCTTGGACCGAAATTGGTTATGAAAATACTCCAAATTTTAAAACACTTATAGAAGAAAAAACAATGGAATTAATTAATTCTATTTCAACCGAAATAAAAACTTTCCCAAAAGAATTATTATGAAAAATATAGTATTTATACCTTTTATTAACAGAACAAGTTCATATACCACTATTTCTGGAATAGGTAAATTAGGACGCACAGATGGATATGAATATGGAATCGATTCATGGAAACAATGGTGTAAAAAACATGATTGCGAATTAGTTATAATGGATCAACTACTTATGCCAGAATCCGAAATGTTAATAACTTGGCAACGTTGGTGTGTATTAGATATATTAGAACATAATGAAATTGAATATGACCAAGTTTTAGTAGTTGAT